CTTCTGCGCAGCAGCACCGAGTGATGATGCAACTTCACCAATTGCACCAAATTAACAAGGGGTGTGTATATACGAATTAAGGGGGCTTTTTGCCCTCTTTTTTTTTACAAAAAATATTATTTTCTTTGTTATATAATTATGAAGATTCTCACTACAAGTGCTAGTTCACAAACAATCAAAGTAATTCCAAGAAGTTATGATACAACTGGTACACTTGAAGTAACTGACGAATCAACAAACAAAACATATACATATAGTTCAAGTAGCTGGTCGGTAGATAAAAACTATTTACAAATTCCAAACGCTTATACTGATTCTGGTTCTTCTATTTTAAAAGAGGGTAGATTCTATAATATTGTTGTGAAGAATGGCAGTAGTTCTATTATATACCGTGATAAAATATTTGTAACAGATCAAACAATCGGTAATGGTGATTTCACAATCAACAGTGGTGAATACGTCACAAGTGGTGCATCAGCTATGAACGATGATGAATATGTAATAATATAAAAATATGAGTGATTTACGAGTAATCAATTTAAGTACATACACAAGTCCTGAAATAAAAGAAGTACGAAATAAAGACTACATTTTATACGGTGAAGACAATATGTACTTTCAATACCTTATAGATAGGTATAATGGTTCACCTACAAACAATGCTATTATAAATGGTATTAGTGAAATGATATTTGGTAAAGGTTTAGATGCTACTGATAGTAATAGAAAACCAAATGAATATGCACAAATGAAAGTTTTATTTACTGATGACTGTGTTAGAAAATTAGTTTATGATTTTTATTTAATGGGGCAGTGTGCAATACAAGTAATTTATTCACAAGATAGAACTAGGATTGCAGAGTTAGAACACATACCAGTGGAAACTTTAAGAGCCGAAAAAAGTGTAGATGGTGAAATTGAAGCATATTATTATGCAAATGACTGGACTAAAGTAAAACAAAATACAGAACTTAAAAGAATACCAGCTTTTGGTAAAAGCAAAGAAAGTTTAGAAATAATGTATATCAAACCATATAGAGCAGGTTTCTTTTATTATTCACCAGTATCATATCAAGGGGGTTTACAATATGCAGAGCTTGAAGAAGAAGTATCTAATTACCATTTATCAAATGTTTTGAATGGTATGAGTCCTAGTATGCTCATCCAGTTCAATAATGGGGTGCCGAATGAAGAAGAAAGAGAATTGATTGAACAAAGAATATATCAAAAATTTTCTGGCAGTAGTAATAGCGGGAAATTTATACTGGCGTTTAACGATAACCCAGAACAAGCAGCAACAATGGAACCAGTGCAATTAAGTGATGCTCATAATCAATATGAGTTTTTATCTACTGAAAGCACCAAAAAAATAATGGTATCACATAGGGTTGTAAGTCCTATGTTACTTGGTATCAAAGATCAAACAGGTTTAGGCAACAATGCTGATGAGTTAAAGACTGCATCAATACTAATGGATAACACGGTAATAAGACCATTTCAAACTTTACTAATAAACCACTTTGACAAAATACTTGCATACAATAAAATATCATTAAACTTATATTTTAAAACTTTACAACCATTAGAATTTACAGATTTAGATAATGTAGAGGATGAAGAAACAAAAGAAGAAGAAACTGGTGTAAAAAGTGAACTATCTAAAGATGTTTATTTAGATGATGAAACTATGGATAGTATTGCAAATGAATTGATTGACAAGGGTGAAGAAATGGGTGATGAATGGGAATTGATTGATGAAAGACCAGCATTAGATGATGAAACTGAAATACAAAACTACTTTGAGTTTGCTAGTGTTATGACTGGTGATGCAAGAAAAAAGAGTGTACAAGATACAAGTTTGTTTAGAATTAGATACAAATATACTGCTGGTAGATCAACAGAGGGTAAATCAAGAGAATTTTGCCAAAAAATGATGGCAGCAGATAAAGTATATAGAAAGGAAGATTTAGACAAACAAAGTTCAGCAAACTCTGAACTAGCAGCAAGGGGTGAAAGTACTTACAATATCTGGCTCTACAAGGGGGGAGTAAATTGCAGCCATTATTGGATGCGTAGAATATATCTAAAGAAAGGCAACAAAAAAATATCTGTTGGTAGAGCAAGAAAAATGATTAGTGCATTACCATTTGGTGAAAGAAAGGATGCCAGGTTTGAAACAAACCCACCAGAAGTTGCACAAATTGCATCAGAAAGAAATAATTATTGGCGTAAAAATTAAAAAATGGCAACTACTTTATTTATAACACGAAAACAATTAGTACAAAACACTATTCTTGACGGTAATGTGGACACGGACAAGTTCATACACTTCATCAAAATAGCACAAGAGATTCATATTAGAAACTTTTTAGGTACTGATTTATATAATGCTATTGTTACAAAAATAAATGCTGGTAATTTAACTGGTGCATACTTAACACTAACAACCACATACGTACAACCTATGTTGATTCATTATGCTATGGCAGACTACTTGCCCTTTGCAGCATATCAGATAAAAAATGGTGGCGTATTTAAACACACAAGCGAAAACGCAGAAAGTGTAAGTAAAAATGAAATAGATTATTTAGTAAAAAAAGAAAGGGATATAGCTGAATATTACACAAGAAGATTGATTGACTATTTAGATTTTAACAATAGTAGTTTTCCTGAATATTCAACAAATAGTAATGACGATATATTTCCTGACAAGGATTCGCTCTTTAATGGTTGGGTTTTATGAAAAAAAGAAATAGTAAACCTAAACAAAATAATGTAAAAAAATTATTAGTTTATTTAAAAAAAATAGTAAATGGCAACACTAACTAATACACAAATTTCGGTTACTTATGTAGGGTTACTAAAAACTTCTGGTAACACTATATTAGATTCCACACCTCAACAAATTACTGATGGTAGTGGTAATAACTCACAACTATTTTTATCTACGACAAAGGTTGGTGTTGGTGCTACGCCAAGTGGTTCTGATACCTTACAAATTACAGGAACTTCAAGTTTTTCAAGCCACGTAACTTTAGCTGATAATGCAGAGTTAAGAATAGGAACAAGCACTGATTTAAAACTATTTCACGATGGTTTTGATACTTATTTACAAAATGAAACAGGCAATCTAACTATCAGAAATAAAGCAGATGATAAAGACATTATCTTTCAATCAGATGATGGCTCTGGTGGTGTAGAAACATATTTTCTTTTAGATGGTAGTGCCAATAGTGATGGAAACCCTAGAACTATATTTCCTGATAATGCTATTCTTGCTTTAGGTACATCACAGGATTTTACAATGCAGCACAATGCTACTAATACAGAACTTGTAAATGTAACAGGTAATTTAAATATAAAAAATAGTGCGACAGATGGTGATATAAGTTTTTTTAGTGATGATGGCTCTGGTGGTGTTACTGAATACGTTAGAATTGATGGGGGCGCACAAAAAACACTATTTTTTGAAAAAACAGAACATCAAGATAGTGTTAAAGGACAATTTGGAAATTCAGGTGATTTTAATATTTTTCATAACGGTACAAATACTTTTTTAGAAAACGATACAGGTGATTTATACATAAGAAATAATGCTGATGATAAAGATATTATTTTTCAATCAGATGACGGTAGTGGTGGAGTTACTTCATATTTTGAATTAGATGGTAGCGATGTAATAACTAAATTCCGTAAAAATCTATACTTACTAGATAATGTTGGTTTAAAAATAGGTAACAGCTTTGATTTAGATATAAAACACGATGGTAGTGATAGTTTTATAGCAAATGCTACTGGTCATTTATATATAAAAAATACTGCAGATGATAAGGACATTATCTTTGAATCTGATGATGGCTCAGGTGGAACAACTGAATACTTTAGAGTTGATGGGGGTGATGAAAGAACTATTGCAAGTAAACCTTTTAGATTTATAGATACAATAGCTGCTGAATTTGGGACAGGTTTAGATATGCAAATATTTCATAGTGGGGGCGAGGCAACTATATCAAATTCAACAGGTAATTTAAGATTATTACAACAACAAGATAACGGAGATATACAGTTTTTTTCTGACGATGGATCTGGTGGTATGACTGAATACTTTAGAGTTGATGGTGGTACAACATCTATAATAGCAAGTAAGAATGTAGAGCTTTTAGATAATGTAGAACTTAAAATTGGAACTGGTAATGATTTGAACATAAGACATAGTGGAACTGAATCATTTATACAAAACCAAACAGGCAACCTAACTATACAGAATCTAACTGATGACGGTGATATAATATTTAAGTGTGATGATGGTTCTGGTGGACTAACTACATATTTTATGTTAGATGGAAGTATAGGTGGGGGTGGTGGACAAGTATTTACAAGGTTTCCAGACCAAAGCACTATTGCTATTGGAACTGGAAGCGACTTACAGATAAGACACGATGGTACTAATAGTATTTTTGAAAATTCAACAGGTGATTTAAGAATAATACAAAAAGCAGATGATTCTGATATTAAATTCCTTTCTGACGATGGTAGTGGTGGAACTACTGAATATTTTAGGTTAGATGGTGGTTCTACTAATGTACAATATTTTAAAGATTTATTACTTGCTGATAATGTAAAGGCTAATTTTGGTAACTCTGATGATTTACAAATATATCACGATGGTAGTGATTCTTATATTCAAGATTCTTCAGGAACAGGAAATTTAAG